CGCGAAATTTCACTGTGGATCTGATCGGATCCGGTCGGGTTACGGCGGCAGGATCCTGCGCCGATGTATCGTCTTGAGGTTTGGCCATGATTGCTCCAGGCATGAAAAAGCCCGCACAAGGCGGGCCGAGTTAGATGGTTTCACTAATGTTTGTGGTGGTTGCTGTTGCCGGTGGTGTCCAGGATTGCACCATCGCTGGTGATGTCTCCGGTGACGTGCAGCGGTCCCTTGATGTTCACCTTGGCTTCAAGATCGATCGTTCCTGACTTCACAGTGACAGCGCTGTCGGTCACCTCGGCTTGAGTTGATCCGACCTTGATGGTGACGGTACCGGTCGGCAGGCTGATGGCGTAGCTCTTGGCTTCCCAGTCGTAGATCAGGGATCCGCCGTCCTCAAAGCGCCAGACTTCGACGTGATCGCGATTGTCCGGCGGCGCTCCGCCGTTACCATAAAGGCCGGGGATGAATGTGCCTTGGGCCACCTCGCCACTGGCACTGATCAGTGTGCCCTGCTCGTTCAGACTCGGCGCTCGCCAGTGTCGTGCCTTGCCGGCGGCGACGCTGTGCCAGCGCACCCAACCACTGACCCATTCACCGTCCGAAACGCGGCACACCGGTGGTGACGCCGTAAGATCCACTGCCACCACATAACAGTCCTTGACCAGGCCGGCGAGCATGCGGTCATGCTGGGCGCTAACGTAGCCGCCGCTCATGGTAGATCCTCCGGCGCAAAGTACTTGTCCTTGTTGGCCAGGCCGGTGTCAGGCTCCACGCCGAACAACAACGTGCCCTGTGGCTGATCGGGCCACGGCCATTGCGCTTCACCGAGGTAGATTTGCTGCGTCCATTCCACAACCCAGACGGTGTAGCCGTCCAGTTCCGGCTTGGTCCAGTCTTGCATGGCCTGAACAAACTCCGCCGGTTCGACTTCCACACCCCACGACTGCATTCGCAACAGCACGGCCAACTGACCGGCGATGAACACCGCTTGCTGATGGTGATCGGGCTGGATCGGGTCGGTAATCACCCGCGCCTCAAACTTGCAGGACAGACCCGTTTCGCCCGTTCCCGGATCGAGTCCCGGCTCAATCTCTGCCAACTCGATAAGAACCGCCGGCAATGCGATGCGATCATCAATGTTCGGCCAGACTGCAACAGTCTGAATACCTGGCAGGTGATCATGAATATGCTGCTCAATGGCTTGATACAACTGCTCCAGGCTGAAAGGCTCGTCGACTTGATCCGTCATGTCATGTCCCCTTCAGATGCTTCTGCAGTTCAAAATTGAGTTCCTGCTGCAGGACGTGCAGCAACTGTTCGTCGGCCTTGCGGATCCAGCTTTCGAAGTGTGGCCGCGCCTGCTCCAGCGACACCTTGGCTTTCGCCAGTGGAAAGCGGGTGCCGTGTTCGGCGATCCACCCCGAACTGGCCCCGCCCGCCCCGCTGACATTGCTGTCGGGGTAGTCACTAGCGTCGAAATGCTTGCTGGCTGTACGGATCCAGACGTCCGCGCTGTTGCCATAAACCTTCTTGAAGAACGCCCCCTGAAAGCGGCGACCCGCCACCGAAACACCGGACCGGCTCTGCCGGGGCCGGCCGATGCGGCTGGCCTCTATGGCGTTCAGGCCGAACCACAGCTTGCCGCTGTTCGCTCCACTGCTGACCGGGTAAGCTCGCAGGCGCTGCCTCACAGCAGCAACCGCAATGCGCTCCTGTCGGCCAACGGCGCGAGCAATTTGCGTGGCGAGCCATCGCAACGTTTTGTTGATGGCTCGCCTCTGTGCAGCAGCAGCGGCCTTCGGCACCAGGGCGGCGAAATCCTGAAAGGCTTTCAGGTCGGCCGCCGAGGTCTGCAGGGAGATCATCCCGCCGCCGGCCGAGGGCTTAAAGTAGCTGCCAACACTCATGGACGTTTCCTCAGGATCAAGGCGACCAATCCGTCACCGCCCGGCTCCAGCTGCATCAGGTCGTAGTCACCACCGCCGTCCAGTTCTGGCAGATCTATGCTCACCAGCAGCCCTTTTTTCAGGCCATGCGAATCACGGACGCGGATCTCGAACTTCGGCTCCCGCAATGCCGTTCTGAGGCTGCCCATCTTGGGTTGCAACCAAGGCGCGGCGAACATGCCCAGCACCGGCTGGTCGTAGCCTTCGATCCGTGCTGAGTCACCGAGGGTTTCGAACACCGTATCGTCGATGTCTTCCAGCAGTTCCCGGAAGGCCATGATCAGAGTTCCAGGAGGATCTGCGCCCGCGGTCGCGTGCACAGGTGCAGCGGGTTAGACTGGGCTTCGCCGGCCACACCCTTGTTGAATGGCAGGGGTTCGAGTTTGCTGTAATAAGGCAAACCTTCGGTATTGACCGTCTCCATGTAGTCGGCCGGTGCGAAGACCGAGATGTACAGATCCGGCACACCTTCGGGAACCAGCAGCGCCTTGTCATCGTGCACGAACAGCACGCCCGCCACTTTGCCGCGATAGCGCTCCCAGACAATGCCGCCGAATTCAAAGCTCTCGCGGGCATCTCCGCGAAGAGACGCTGCTTGCAGAGTGTTGAGATAGGTTTGCTTGACCGACTTGTGACTGACCAGCTTGTTCCAGAAGTTCTTGCCGCAGAAGGCACGAGAACCCGAGCTGGTCACACTGCCCAACGCATCCGCCTGCATGTCCAACGCTTCACCAGCATTCACTCGCAGGTCAGCTTCAGGGTCATTGAGCCCCATGGGCATTTTCTGACGGTTCACGCCAAAGGACTTATAGATGTCCAGCAAAACGGTCTTGCCATCAGCATCAAGGATCTGGCCGTTTAGAGCGCCCATGCGCTGAAATTCATGAGTGGCGTCCAACTGGCGCCGCGCCTTCGCAAGACGACGGTTGACCACATCCTGCACCGACTGCAGCTCGGTTCGCGTGCCGAAGGCGCGAATACCTTGGATCTCATCGGCTTTGATGGTGAAGCGCTCTGGCAGGTGCACAGTATTAAATGGGATCAGGTTGCGCTTGCTGCCACCAACCACCAGGCCCGAACTGCCGCGCTCGCCAGCCGGCACCAGGGCGAGGGTGTCGCCGTCCTTCTCGACCTGAACCGTCAGGTTAGTGGTGCCTTCCTCGCGGAACAGTCCAAGACTGCTGATGCGGCCCGGCAGGTATTCCTGCTCGTTGATCGCGGCGGTCAGCGAGGGGACGCTGAAAGCGTCGTCTTCAAAAATGGCGATATCGGCCATGAGTACTCTCCAGAAACGAAAAATCCCGCACGCGGCGGGATGCATATAAAAGAAAGAACGTCTTAGCGGACGATCAGAAAGTGCGCGGCCAGGGCTTTCTCGGCGGCAGGGTCGAGGCCAGTCAGATGGGCCTCGCTGACCTCGGCCAACCGCACCACCGCGCGACCACGACGAACAACATCAGACTCGCCGAGTGGGCCGTAGAGGATAGCGATGGCGTTTTCCGTGCCGTCTTCAGCAGTCGGGCTGTACGGCGCGAATTCGCTGCTTGCGGTCACCAGTCCGAGGATCTGGCCGGGCTCCAGCGCCGGGCCGGCCGCGACATTGATCGCTTCTCGGGAGATGTTGCCGGCGCCCTCGGACAACAGGAATTCACCTGCATGCATCGGCTCCAATTTAGAGGTCATGTTCTTGCTCCTTTCGAGGTTGGGGACTGAGCGGCCTGACGGGCTGCCCAGATCGAGGACGGATCGGGTTGCTTAGCTTGAATTTTGGGCGGCGGGTCTTCGCTCTGAGGCAGGCTGTTGTCGATCTCGAAGCCTCCGCCCTTCCCCACGACTTTGTCGAAGAGCCGCGCACGCACGGCGCTGGCATCCAGTCCAGCTTGCACAAAATCCACCGCGAACTCTGGTAACCGGGCGGCCACGCACAGATCGCGGATCGATTTGGCCTGAGTGATGGCGGCCTTCACGGTCGCCTCATCGACCAACTTGGTAGTGGCCAGCAGTGGCTCGATGAGGTTGCTCATTCCGCCTTGGTTACAGGACTTGCTGATCAACAGAGCCAGCGCCGCTGCATCCGCACCAGGCTCAGGTGTTTCAGGATCGTCGATCACCGGTTCGGTCGGTTTCGCGGGCTCGTTGAGCAGATCTAACAGCGCCTGGGGCGTATGCTGGTATTTCTGCATCACCGTGCCCTGCCCCAGGCATGCTTTGATCTGGACACCGTCGCCGACCTCGTCGGCCAATCCAAGCGCCACCGCTTCGCGGGCCGTCAGCCAGGTCTCTGCATTGACCAAGCGCCGCAACTCGACTTCGTCGATGTTAGGCGCCTTGGTTTTATACGCCGTGATTATGAGTTCCAGCGCTTGATCCAGCGCGGTCGCGACCTTGCGCATGTCCTCGGCATCACCCGAGGCGTACGTCCACGGGTTGTGAATCATCAGCGCTGCGTTTTCCGCGACTACAACCCGATGAGCGCCGCAGACTGCAACGCTCGCAGCACTGGCAGCGAGAGCATCAACCCGGCCGGTGCAGCGCTCGCCCAAACGCTTCAGGGCGTTATTAATGGCCAGACCGTCGAACAGGTCGCCGCCGATGCTGTTGAACGCCACCACAATCGGTGATGTGCCGTCATCCAGCTCGGCGAGATCACGCACAAACTGATTGGCGGTGATGCCCCAAGTGCCGATCTCGCCGTATACGTACACCTCGATGGTGCGTTGTTCGGCTTCCCCGCTGGCCCGGAGGCTGTACCAGTGTTTGTCTTGCACGGGCAGTTGCCCGTCCAGTTTGTTAAAGATCCGTAGAGGGAACGGCGGTTTCATGGTTTCTCCTGATCGTCAGGGTGGGTATCGACCTCGACGAGCGTTCGGTAATTGAGGCCCAGCTTGCGGGCACGTTGGGCGTCGGCTGCGTTCTCCGCGTCGACGGCTTCGGCGTCGTAGCCGGTGCGTAGGCACATCTCACTGCGCGAGGCGAATCCGGCATTGACCTCCAGCATCCGCGCCTGCACGTCCTGCACCGGCTGGATGTAGGCCCAGCCTTGCGGAACCCAGCGGGTGCGCAGAAATTCGCGGCGGCGACTGGCGTAGTCCGGCAATTCGATCACACCGGCCAGCACTGCCATGTCCAGCCACGCGGCGCGTACCGGTCGACAGAGTTGGTGGATGTAGACGTTGAATTGCAGCTGTTCGAGGCGGCGTCGGAACTCGTTCAGAACCACACGTAGCGCTC